GGGACGTGGTATATCCCCCTTGGCTGCAGCCTTTTGTGTCACTACGGGCTTTGCAGAGGCCGCTTTGGGGGGTTCTGGCGTGGTGGGCTGGGCTGTTTCCACGATGGCGGGCGTGGTGGTGGTGGTGGTTGCGGGTGCGGGTGCCGCTGCTGGCTTGTCCGCGTGTTTCTTTTCGTACCAGTTAGGATTGACTTTTCCATTGCCGTTTAGCGCAGTCCACGTTTTCGCCTTTCTCAGGCGGTCTGCATTCTTATCTGTTGGGAGTATCTGGTACTCTAGGCAGGTTCGTATCACCCCGAGCCATGCCGCTATTCTTGCCTCCGCTCTTTTAGCTTCCACTTTGTCCTCCTCTCCGGGAATAGCATCATCGTCTTGCGGCCACTCCAGCTCTTTGACTATCGGATAGAACAGCACGCGTTTTTCTTTCCACGCTTTATTATCACCAATGGGTATTTTATGTTGTCTTATGACGGGTTCCAGCACCAAGCGGGCGCTCTCAAGGCGCGTTTTAAGTTCGCTAACCATCTTTGAGTCGTTAGCATACGCCTCGAACGAACCCATAAAGGCGCCGTCTATTTTGTTCGTTTCATTGCTCATTGTCGTCATCTCTCATAAAAGCCCGGTGAACGCCACCGGTAACGTGGACATATAACAGCACAAAACCCCACACGAAGCAACAGCTATTTTTAGACTGTCCAATAAGTCGAAAGCATCCACATATAAGCCATATAATACTTATATTATACCATGTTCACAGCGATCAGCGCAAGCTAAGTGACTGATTTATAAGGGGTTGTAATGTTATAACGTAATAAGCGTAATGTTATAACATAGCATGGCGAAGCATGAGAAACTAGCTTAAACGCGGCGAAGCCAAGCGAAGCCGCAAGCGTTGACCCACGGGGAGGGGAGAGCCCCGTTGTAGAGCGGGACTCCTACGGAATATATAGACTATGTTCTTGACTGTGATCCGCCAAAATTTTCTAAGAATTACGAAAAGTAACAATGCTTTAATTTTTATAAAAATTTTCCCCCGCTAATTAGTATCGACTCGACGTACCCCCTCTTTTCCTTTTTTCTCAGCTTGGGTCCCCTCTACCTCCCCTTGCGCTATTGTTTCCACTATGCTACTTTCTTGTTTCTGGTCCTTTGGCCTGCTGAAAATTTATGGAAGATTTTTTTCTTTTAGACGATATCGCTGAGGCAGATGCTGGTCTGCTGTCGTTTCCGCTTGTGCTGGAGTTTGAAGGCTCTGTGCCCAATGCCGCTCTATTTTTGAAGAATGAGCCTAACCGCCCACTGAAGAAAGAAGAGAAGGAGTGGGTGCGAGAAGCCGTAAAAAACCCCACCAACCAAGAGATCATCAACGCTCCGCCCTCTGCCCCCGCCCTCCGTGCGTTAGAAAAGCAACTTGAAAACTACAGCGGCACCATGCCGGTCACAAAGGAGCAGTGGCAGAACTATGTGATGAAGCAGTATTTTCTGCAGTCACGCGACCCCGACCCAAAAGTTTCCAAGCCAGCGCTGGATGCCATAGCCAAGACAAATTTAGTAGGGCTTCACAATGATGTGCAAGAGATCAACATCAACACAAAAAGTACGATAGAGCTCGAAGCCACCCTCGCACAAAAGCTGCAGCAAATCCTGAGCAAAAAAGTAAACAACGAAAACGAAGATGAAGTGATAGAGGCGGAGTGGAGCGAAGCAGAGTGAACGAAGAAGACATCACAAAAGCGTTGGCGCTAGCCTCTCCAAAGGAAAAAACAGAACTCCTCACACTGCTGGATGAGCTCGAAAAGCGTAAAACCCGCGAAGAGGCACAAGAAGACTTTTTAGCGTTCGTTAGAACGCAGTGGCCTGACTTTATTAGTGGCTCACATCACAGGCGCATTGCCAAACTCTTCGAGGACGTAGCGGCAGGTAGAAAGAAGCGCATAATAATAAACCTCGCTCCTCGACACACAAAATCGGAGTTTGCATCGTATCTGTTCCCGGCATGGTTCCTCGGCAAGCACCCCAAGAAGAAGGTCATGCAGGTGTCGAATACGGGGGAGTTGGCTGAGGGCTTTGGTCGTAAGGTGCGAAATCTATTTGAGACGGAAGAGTTTAGAAGTATTTTTCCTGACGTAGAGCTACGCGCCGACTCCAAGGCGGCAGGGCGATGGAATACCAATCACGGAGGTGACTATTATGCTACGGGTGTGGGTGCAGCTCTGGCTGGCCGTGGTGCTGATCTATGTATTATCGACGACCCTCACACAGAATCAGAAGCGGTCTCGGCAGCTTTTAACCCCGGAATATATGATAAGGTCTATGAGTGGTTCACTACGGGACCCCGCCAGCGACTCCAGCCGGGAGGAGCCATAATCATCGTCCAAACACGATGGTCCCTCAGAGACTTGACGGGGCAGATCATCGACCATGCTGCCAAAGATGCAAAAGCCGATCAGTGGGAGGTGTTTGAGTTCCCCGCCATTCTCCCGAGTGGCAACCCACTGTGGCCTGAGTTTTGGAAAATTGAAGAGTTAGAGGCTACCCGAGCGACGATCAACAATGCAGGGAAGTGGAACGCTCAGTACCAACAAAACCCTACGTCAGACGAGAGTGCCATAATAAAACGTGCGGACTGGCAGATATGGACAAAAGACAAACCACCGCCGATGGACTACCTCATCATGGCGATGGACACTGCATTTGAAGCGAAGAAGAGCGCCGACTACAGCGCAGCCGTTATCTTTGGGGTGTGGACAAACGATGAAGATGGTGGACAGCCTAACCTCATGCTGTTGGAGGCTTGGAGAGATAAGCTAGAGTTCCCGGAGTTAAAGCAGAAAGCGAAGGAGTTGTACAAGGAGTGGGAGCCGGACAGTGTGATTATCGAAAAGAAGGCATCCGGGGCTCCGCTGATATATGAGCTGAGAAGGATGGGCATCCCCGTGCAGGAGTACACACCGAGTCGAGGGAATGATAAGATAACGAGACTGAACGCGATTGCAGACATTTTCGCTTCAGGTAAGGTCTGGGCTCCAGATAGGCGATGGGCAGATGAGTTGATAGAAGAGGTCGCGTCGTTTCCCGCAGGGCGGTATGATGACTTCGTAGACTGCACCAGCTTAGCATTAGCACGGTTTCGTGCGGGTGGTTTTATAGGTACAGCCAATGACCAAAGTGAGGAGGAGTACAATGGTGGTTTTTATCGGCGTAGAGCCGCGTATTATTAAGGAGGAGAGATTATGGTAGCCGGTATAGTGGAAGCGATGGCGGGGCAGGTAGAAAGAGCGCTTAAACAACAAGAGGAAATAAGCACTATGCTAAAAGGACCAACGAAACCGCTCTGGCAAAATGAGAAGATGGGGTTAAAGCCAGAACAATACAACGCATGGGAGAAGTACATTAAAGAAGAGTACACCGATGCAGAGAACGAATTAGTAAAAGAAACAGAAAAAAGAGAAAGCGCAGAGAAAAAAGCAAATGACTACCAAATAGGCGGGTCACACTACAAAGACAAGCGAGTGCAGCCGTGGGATGTGATCGACACTCTGCCTCATGCACAGGCTATCGGCTTTTACAAGGGCAATGCGATCAAGTATATAATGCGGGCTGGAGATAAAGGCCCAGCAAAGGAAGACTACGAAAAGGCCAAACATTATCTTGAGAAGCTCCTCGAAATTTTATAGGACACACCACATGGCAATCGAAAGAACACCGCAACCCGGGCTGTTAGGCGCATATCTTGAGAAGCAGGGGGATATAAATAACCCACTGCAGCAGGACGATCAAGACGAGCCTATTGAGATTGTCATTGGCCCTGAAGACGGCGAAACGCTATTTGAGATCGAGGTAACTGAGGAGGAAGCGCCTAGCTTTGAAGCGAATCTTGCTGAGTTTATTGACGACTCTGAGCTTGAAGCGATATCCAGTGATTTGCTGGACGATTTCGATAACGACAAGAATGCGCGTAAAGAGTGGGAAAGGACCTACATTGATGGTCTGGATTTGTTGGGGCTCTCCATAGAAGAGAGGACTGAGCCGTGGGACGGTGCCTGTGGTGTATATCATCCCATGCTGACGGAAGCAGCGATCAAGTTCCAGTCGGAGATGATTTCGGAGACTTTCCCGGCACAAGGCCCTGTCAAAGCGCGGTTGGTGGGTAAAGCTGACAGAGAGACAGAAGAAGCCGCAGCACGAGTGGTAGCCGATATGAACTACCAACTCACAGAGAAAATGCCTGAGTTTCGTACCGAGCATGAGAAGATGCTGTGGAGCCTTGCGCTGGCAGGCGCTGCCTTTAAGAAGGTGTATTTCGACCCCACACTCAACCGCCAGACCTCAGTCTTTGTACCCGCAGAGGACATCTATATTCCTTATGGAGCGTCCAGTGTTGCTACATCGGAGAGGATTACGCACTCCATGCGTAAGACCAAGAATGAGGTCAAGAAGCTACAGTATGCTGGGTTCTACAGAGACGTGGACTTGGGTGAGCCGACCAAGCAGATTGATGAGATACAGAAGAGAAAGGACGATGACTCTGGGTTCTCCTCCTCTTATGATGATCGGTTCAACATTCTTGAGATGCAGGTCGAGCTCGACTTGCCGGGGTTTGAGGATACCGATGAAGAAGGGGAGTCTACAGGCATTGCCCTGCCATACGTTATAACGCTCGAAAAGTCCTCTGGCACCGTGTTGGCTATCAGAAGGAATTGGGACGAGTATGACGACTTCAAAAACCCAAGACAGCACATCGTACAGTACAACTACATCACGGGGTTCGGTGCTTACGGTTACGGTCTGATTCATCTTATCGGTGGCTTTGCTAAGTCAGCTACCAGCATCGTAAGACAGCTTGTAGATGCAGGCACGTTGTCCAATCTTCCCGGTGGGTTGAAGACTAACGGTATGAGAATCAAGGGAGACGACACTCCTATCATGCCGGGTGAATGGAGAGATGTAGACGTAGCGAGCGGCACTGTCAGAGATAACATCATGCCGCTCCCCTATAAGGAGCCCAGTGCGACGCTGTTCCAACTCCTGCAGAATGTGGTGGATGAAGGACGCAGGCTGGCGGCGGTAGCCGATGTAAAGTTTGACTCCATGAATGGTGAGGCCCCTGTGGGCACCACGTTGGCAATTCTTGAGCGCACCATGAAGGTCATGAGTGCAGTACAGGCGCGGGTCCATGCGTCCATGTCTCAGGAGTTCAAACTTATCGCGGCCCTCATACGCGACTACACTGCACCTGACTATAGCTACGTCCCAGACAGTAAATCCGAGCCCAGTGCGAAAAAGTCAGACTACGAGCAGACGGACATCATCCCCGTCAGTGATCCAAATGCCACAACGATGGCACAGAGGATTTTGCAGTATCAGGCAGCGATTCAGTTGGCACAGCAGGCTCCACAAATCTATAACCTTTCAATGCTGCATCGGCAGATGCTTGAGGTCATGGGTGTCAAGGATGCCGATAAGATTGTAGAAACGGAAGATGACCTACTGCCAACAGACCCTGTTACAGAGAATATGGACGTTCTCAACATGAAACCTGTGAAGGCATTCTACGAACAAGACCACGAAGCGCATATTCAGGTCCACCAAGCCTTTATGCAAGACCCGAATGTAGCGCAGATTATGGGGCAAAACCAGAACGCTCAAGCCATTATGCAGGCAGGACAGGCGCACTTGGCGCAGCATCTTGGCTTTGCCTATAGAAAGAGAATTGAAGCCCAGTTGGGTGTTCCTCTGCCTCCTCCTGACCAAAAGATGTCCCCAGAAATGGAAGCTCACGTCTCTGGATTGTTGGCGCAAGCGGCTCTTCAGGTACAGCAGCAGTCTCAGATTGAAGCACAGGCGGCACAGGCACAACAAGCGGCTCAGGACCCGATTGTACAGCGGCAAATGATGGAGATGCAGCTAAAACAGCAAGAATTGCAGGCCAAAGTACAGATCGAAATGGCTAAAATTCAGACGCAAAAGGAGATTGCGGAGCTTGATAATCAGACGAAAATCCAGCTTCAACAGCAAAAAGACGGTGCTGAAGGCGTAAAACTTGGCTTTAACGCAGCAAAAGAATACATCTTCAAGGAAGACGAGCGGGTACAAGGAGGTATGGCTAAGCAAGAGGATCGCGCACACTCAAGCGCAGAAAAGGACAAGGACCGAGCGTTCAACGCGATGCAAAAACAGGAGAAGGTAAATGACTGAGCTAGAACTGCTTAGCAAAAAGTTAAAAGAGGCCATTATCCCGCGACGAGACGCACTGACTAAAGGAGCCCTTGCTTCTTGGGAAGATTACAAATACCTGACCGGAGTGATCGCTGGGCTTCAGGCGGCATTGGATGCTGTAGAAGAAGCGCAGAAGAGGTACATCGAAGACTAAGACTTCACGGGAGTAGAGGATTCAGGCCACTCTACTCCCTCTTAACGGCCTGCTAATAGAGGACATCATGACGTTTCATGCAAATGTAGATATAGAAGCCACGCTTAAAACAGCGGAGGAATTGGGCGATAAACTTCCCGATCCGGTTGGCTACCAAATGCTGGTCATCAAACCAAAAATAGAAGAAGTCACAGCGGGAGGTATCATCAAACCTTCTGAGTTTCTTCGTAAGGAAGAAGCGGGGTCTGTTCTCGGCCTTGTGCTTAAAATGGGTGATTTGGCTTACCGAGATGAAGCTAAATTTCCTACCGGAGCTTGGTGCAAAGTTCATGACTTTGTGTTGATTGGAGCGTATCGCGGTTCACGTTTCAGTGTCGATGGAGAAGAGTTCACGATCATAAACGACGACATGATCTTGGGCACTATCAAGGACCCGTCAGGGATTAACCGTGCTTATTAAGAGGTAGTTATGAGTATAGAAGAAGGCGTACCTGTAGAAGTTGGGATTGAGGACGAAACTCCCGAAATCGAGATTATTGACGATACCCCTGAAGAAGACCGAGGCCGAAAGCCCCTGCCAGAGTCTGAAAATGACCAGCAGGAAGAAGAGCTCGATACGATCTCTGCGGGTGTTAAGAAGAGGATCAATCAACTAAGCCACCGTTACCACGATGAGCGTAGGGCCAAAGAAGCGTTAGAGAGGCAGAACCAAGAAGCCATAACGCTAGCGCAGACCATCCTCGCTGAAAATCAGAAGTTAAAGCAGACGCTCACTTGGGGTCAAAAAGAGTACCTTAACGAAGCCAATGCCAAGATTGAGTACGCAGAAAAACTTGCGGAAGATAGGTACCGTAAGGCGTATGAATCAGGTGACACAGAAGGTGTGCTTAACGCACAGAAAGAGCTGCAACAGGCAGGACTTCAAAGAGAGCGCTTGGCAAACTTTTCGCCACCTATCCCAGAACCTGAAGAAAATACTTTACAAACGTACCAACAGCCTGTATATAATGCGCCACAACCTGCTTACACACAGCCTAGCTCTCCCCCTGTAGACGCAAAAGCTGAAGAATGGGCAGCGAGAAATCCTTGGTTTGGAGAAGACACAGAGATGACCTCTCTTGCTTATGGTCTCCATTCCAAATTGGTAAATTCGGGTGTCGATACGCAGTCAGATGAATACTATGCGGCTATCGACAAACGCATGAGGGAAGTGTATCCAGAACATTTTGGTAAGGCTAAGAAGTCGTCGCCCGTAGCCCCAGCCGGTAGGAGCACCTCAGTTAAAAAAGTGACGCTAACCGCTACTCAGGTAGCACTTGCAAAAAGACTCGGAGTGAGCTTGGAAGATTACGCCAAGCATGCCGCTAAATTGGAGAAACGCGCAAATGGCTAATGTTATGGACAGAACCCAAAGAACCAATGAGACACGGGAAAAAGAGGTACGACCAGTATCTTGGAAGCCTGCTCACGATCTGCCAACCCCTGCTCCGCAGGATGGTTACGTCTTTCATTGGAAGCGTGTTTCTATGATGGGCACCGCTGACCCCGCTAATATGGCTAAAGCTCGACGTGAAGGATGGGAGCCTTGCAAAGCTGAGGATCATCCAGAAATGTTGTCAGATTTCGCTGCATTCGGTCTGAAACCGCAGGGTCTTATTGAGATTGGCGGTCTGGTGCTCTGTAAGTCTACTCTTGAGAACGCTAAAGCTCGTAAAGCCTACTATGAAGGGCAGACAGCCGCGCAGACTCAAGCTGTAGATCAAAACTTTATGCGTGAAAATGACCCGCGTATGCCTCTCTTCAAAGAAAGCAAGTCGCGTGTTTCTTTCGGTAGCGGTTCCTAAATGGCTAGGGGCCGCGATTACAACTTTTAGGAGTTATTTATGTCTAGTGTTTTTAATCCCGGTCCCACTGGCTTTTTGCCGGTAAACCTTCTGGGTGGCCGTGTCTACTCAGGCGCTACTCGCTCTATTCCGATTGTCTCTGGCTATGCTCAGAACATTGGTTTTGGCGATCTGGTGACTGTTGCTAACACCGGCACCGTTGCTCGTGTTGATACCGCTTCTGGTGCTAAGGCAGCTTTTGCTCTGGCTCCTGTTGGTATTTTCCTTGGATGCCGCTTCACCGATCCTACCTTGAAGTACCCGCTGTTCGATCAGAATTGGGCTTCTGGTACCGTAGCTTCTGATGCAGTTGCTGTCATTGTTGACGATCCCGATGCTATTTTCGAGATCACTCTAACCAATGCTTCTGGGGACCGCTACACCGCAAGTGCAGCTACTCAGTCCACTGTTGGCAACAACATCGGCTACTATCAGCCTGCTACTTTTGTAAATGCAGGCGGCAACAGCACCGTGTCCGCTAACTTTGCTTCAGTCAACACTACCAACACACTGCCCTTCCGGGTTGTCTCTATTGTGCCGGAAAGTGTTCTGCCTGATGGCACCTTTACGCGGGTTCAGGTTATCTACAATGCCGCGATGCACTTCTACCGTCAGGCTACTGGAATCTAAGGAGATATAATCAATGGCTGCTATTTCACGCGCTCAGTTACTTAAAGAGCTACTCCCCGGCCTCAACGCCCTCTTCGGTCTGGAATATGATCGTTATGGCGAAGAGTGGAAAGAACTGTTTGAAGTTGAAAGCTCTGACCGTTCCTTTGAAGAAGAACAGAAGCTCTCCGGTTTCGGTGCTGCTCCTGTTAAGAACGAAGGTTCTGCCATTTCTTATGACACCGCACAGGAAGCATGGTCTACTCGCTATACCCATGAAACCATCGCTCTGGGCTTCTCCCTGACCGAAGAAGCTGTGGAAGATAACCTGTATGATTCTCTGTCTGCTCGTTATACCAAGGCGCTGGCTCGTGCTATGTCCTACACCAAGGAAGTCAAGGGTGCCAACATCCTGAATAACGGCTTCAACAGCAATTACGCTGGTGGTGATGGCAAGGAACTGTTCTCTAACGCTCACCCGTTGGTCAATGGCTCTACCCTGTCTAACGTCCCGTCTACTCCGACTGATCTTAACGAAACCTCTCTTGAGAATGCCGTTATCCAGATCAGCCTGTGGACTGACGAGCGTGGTCTGCTGATTGCAGCAAAGCCGAAGAAGTTGGTAATCCCGCCAGCCCTTCAGTTCGTGGCTACTCGTCTGTTGGAAACCCAGCTTCGTGTCGGCACCACCGACAACGACGTGAACGCTATCGTGAACAACGGCAGCATTCCGGGTGGTTACACCATTAACCACTTCTTGACCGACACTAACGCTTGGTTCCTGCAGACCGATGTTCCGAACGGCATGAAGCACTTTGTACGTGCTGCGTTGAGTACTTCGATGGACAGTGATTTCGACACCGGGAATGCTCGCTACAAGGCTCGAGAGAGGTACAGCTACGGCTGGAGCGATCCCCTGTCGATGTTCGGTAGCCAAGGCTAAACCCAGCAAAATCAAGGGTTTGAGAGGGGCTTCGGCCCCTTTCTTTTTGTTTGCGAAAAGGCTTGTGATTTAATCACAAAGAGCGTAATATAACCTTCGTCAACTAAATAACGGAGGTTTCCAGTGAAAAACGTAATCTATGTGATTCGTAATGTGGTCAACGGTAAATTCTATGTAGGCAGCACCGTTGATGCTCGTGTGAGGTTCCAAGCGCACAAAAGGCGGTTAAAAAAAGGAACGCACCAAAGCCCTCATCTGCAAGCCGCATGGAATAAGTACGGCGAGGAATGTTTTAAGTTTGAGGTAGTGGCTAGCGTTGAGGATAGGGACGAGTTACTCGCCGTTGAGCAAGTTTGGTTAGACGAACACGCGGGAAAGACCCATTGCTACAACTGGGCTGCAGATGCTAGCGCCCCAATGCGAGGAAAAAAACATACTTCTGAAGCCGTAGCTAAAATGTCGCTAAAACATGTGCCCAAAGGTGAAGAGCACTACCGTTTTGGTAAATCGCTAGAGGAAGAAGTTAGGAAGAAAATAGGAGACACGCAGAGGGGTGTACCTAAAGCGCCGGGGCGAAAAGTTTCGGAAGAAGGCAGAGCCAACATAGCGGCTGCAGCAAAGAGAGGTAAAGAGTGCCATTTTTATGGCAAGCGGCCCACAAACGCCGACGACCTACAGAAAGCTGTTCATGCGGTACTTCCAGATAGGACAACCAAGGTGTATAGCAGCCTTACGGAAATGCGAGACACACTGGGGCTAGCTATAGGAACAATCATTCGCGCCTGTAAGTCGGGTAAACCTATTGTGTTTGGCCCCCACGCCGGTTGGGTGCTGTCGTATGTGGATGGAGAAAGAAACTTAGCTCCAGAAATCCCAAAGGAATACTTAGCCTATCCACGCACTAGACAAGAGGCTAAAGCTACCGGGGCCAAACACTATTTCACAGGTATTCCCTGCGATAGAGGCCATATCTCTCCACGTAAAACAAAAGGCACATGCGTTGCTTGTATGAAAGAAGACTACAAAAAGGACAATGACAGGCGCAAACAGAAGATGCTTGACACCCCCTGAAAACTGGGCTATAAGTACCCTAAATCTGGGATTTCTTTAATTGCCTACTCGACTGACCCAGCAGATTCGCACAAGACGATAGGCGCAAGTGCATGAGGTTCTTATGAGCTTTTCAACCTTTTCCGGGCCAATCCGTTCCGGTACTATCCGTGAAGGATCAGCCAATAACTGCGGCGTAGCCGTACTGGTTCAGACCAAAGCCCTGCCTGCTGCTGCAGGTGCTACCACCGTCGCCGTTCTTCCGGCAGGTTCACAGATTCTGGATGTCATCGTTGATACCACCACGGTATTCAATGCAGCGACCACGCTGAAGATTGGTACTTCGTCTAACGACGACGAGTTTGTAACCTCGACAACCATCACCACTGCAGGCCGTAACGACCTGTCCTCTACCTATCAGCCTCTGACTTTTATCAACATAGGCACTTCTGATGTTGCTGTGATTGCGACCACCGCTGGCACCGCTGCTACTGGCGCGGCCCATGTAACGATCATGTATGCACAGAAGGCTTCCAATGGCGCTGAAGACCCTGCCACTCCGTAAGGAGGTTCGGGTGGATTTACAATCAATAATTGATGTTGTTGTTGGTACAGCAGGAGTCATATTCGGTTGGCTATTCAAGATCGTTTGGGATGCCATCAGGGAACTCAAGGATGATATGAAAGAGACCAACCGATTGATCCATGAAACATACGTGCGTAAGGACGACTACCGCATAGAGATGGCAAAGATCGAAAATATGTTTCAGCGTATTATGGACAAATTGGACGAGAAGGCTGACAAATGACCATGCCCTCTCGTGGTGTTGCTAAAATTCAAACTAAAGCTACAGGTGATGCTATGAAATGTGGAATGAAAAAAGGCGGTGAAGCTATGCCTATGGGCAAGAAAGACCCCCGCAAAACCGCTCCTTCTAACTCCAAGAAGAAGAGCTCTAAGATGTCTCTAAAGGGCAACCCTATGGACAAGGCCAGCTTGGGCCGTGCTGAGTCTGCGAGTGGTATCCCCGGTATGATGGGTAAAGGCTATGCCAAAGGCGGTATGATCGACGGCTGCGCCAAGAAGGGCAAAACCAAAGGTAAGATTTGCTGAGGCACTATCATGGCTAGGAAAAAAGTTGAGATGAAGACGCGGCCTAGGCTGAAGGCTTCTACCTTTGCTGATGATATTATTGAGCGTAAAAAAGGCAACTTCCCTACTACCAGCGAAGGCTCTGGTAGGGCTACGTCTAAGCCTGTTTCTACTGCTCTGGATGAACCTTCAGCTAGACCCCTAGCCAAGCGTGGTAGAACCGAAGTTACTCGTCCGGGTCGTCCTTCTATGGATGTTGACGGCAGGCAGAAGCGCCTGCCCGGTTTTAAGGATGTAACAGGCCCCGCAGAACGAGTAAGCAAACCTTCGTTACCGGCACCAAAACCTACTGCAACAACAGCGCCAAAAACGGGCCGAAATATAGGCACCATGGGGGCTAAGGGGTTGGCGGGGCTTGCGGCCTTAGCCTATAGTCCGGCTGTTGGAGAGGGCTCTGATAAGCCTCGTAATTATCCGGGTGAAGGCTTATCACAAGTTGGGCCTAATAAACCAGCAGCACCTGCAGCCACCACCCCTGCTCCTAAACCATCAGCGCCTAAACCAGCAGCGCCTAAACCATCAGCGCCTAAACCAGCAGCGTCAAAACCCGCTCCTAAACCAGCGGCAGCTAGGGCTTCATTAAAACCTGTACCGAGAGCCTCTAAGCCCTCTAAGGCGGATACAGAACGCGAGGAGTTTATAACTGACCTACGTGCATCAGCGCGTAGAATGCGCGATACTTCCTCAGAGATGGCTTCATCCACAGGGCGTATGAAAGAAAAGATGGGTGAGTTTGCTGGTAGCTTCAAAAAAGGTGGTTCAGTAAAATCCCGAGGCGACGGCATCGCACAACGCGGAAAGACTAAAGGGAGATTCAGATAATGGCTGGTAGACCACAGGGGGGCGGTGCCCCCCAACAAATGCAGAACCAAATGCAGAACCAAATGCAGGGGATGCGTCAAGGGATGGCAGGTATGCCCTCACAAGTTCCGGGGGCTAATTTAGCCGCTCCGGGGGGTATGACTAAGCCTGCTGTTATGCCTCAAGGTTTTATGGACGCTCCGAATGGTCCGGGGGGTATGCAGCAAGGTATGACTAAGCCCGCTGTTATGCCTCAAGGGATGGCGCGGCCAATGCCTATGCCGGGTCCGGGTGGAGCGTCGGGTATGTTTCCTGTAATACCTCTTGAAGAACAACCAGCTATGCCACAAGGCCAAGGTTTGATAAATCCAGACCCCGCTCAGGTACAGGCGATGTTTCAACAAGCGCAGGCACAGCAGGGTATGAATGTAGGGGCGTATCAACCTCAGATATCCCAACCGTTGCCACCTGCTGCTCCGCAGCCACAGATATCTCAGCCCTTACCGCCCGCTGCTCCGCAGCCGCAGATGTCGCAGCCTCTTCCACAAGCGCAGCCTATGCCGCGCCCGATGCCGCGCCCGATGCCACAAGGTAGACCACAGATTATGGGTAATCCCACTGCTATGCCGTTGCAGCGTTCACAGTTTAAGGGTAGGCGATAGTCATGGCTAAGTCTCCAGCTTGGCAAAGAAAAGAGGGAAAAGACCCAAAGGGTGGGCTTAATGCAAAAGGCCGCGCTTCTGCCAAGAAGCAAGGGATGAACTTAAAGCCTCCTGCTCCAAACCCTAAAACGGATAAAGATGCAGCGAGGCGTAAGTCATTTTGTGCGAGAATGACAGGTATGAAGAAGGCTAACACCTCCGCTAAAACCGCTAAAGACCCGAATAGCAGAATTAACAAAAGCCTGCGGGCTTGGAATTGTTGAGTAAAAAATCATGGCAAATACCAGTGTAGTTTCTTCCGTCAGTCGTCTGGGCAAATATGAGCCGTTTCATATACAGGTCTCTCGTGGGCAGATCACGATGCACTCGACGGTCATTGTGTTTGGGTACAACCCCGACGTAGACACATCTGAAGAATCTGTATGGCCTGATGGGGGCACGGTTCCTCATCCAACAGTAGCATCAGTGCTCAAAATTAGCTCATCTAGTACGAACGACGCGGCTGCGGGTACAGGGGCAAGAACAGTTACGATTGTTGGGCTTGATGGTGATTTCAACGAAGTCAGCGAAACTGTAACCCTAGATGGGCAGACAGCGGTAAACACGACCAAAAGTTATCTCTATGTAAATCAGTTCTACGTGACTTCTGTCGGATCAGGTGGAGCCAATGCGGGGAATATCAACGCGGGTACAGGCATAGTGACTTCGGGTGTTCCAGCCGTGCTGTATGATATTATTGCAACAGGGTTCAACAACCGTACTACGGGCCATTACTGCGTTCCAGCAGGGTACACAGGATACATGCTACAGGGGCTTTTTTCTGCTGGGCAGGCATCTGGTAACTCCTCCGTTACTGGGTTTTTGAAGCAGCATGGGCCTGATGACATCCTTCGCGTGGGTGCCGTGACAGCCGTCAACAATGGTACGGCAGATTACCTGTTTGAACTTCCTTACAGAATCCCTGAAAAGAATTGCGTCGGGGCCACAGCGATAGGTGCAGCGGCAAACAACTCGGTCAGTTCGTACTTCAATATTCTGTTGATTAAGAACAACGGTCAAACCTAATGGCTAAAGAAATTTGGGATAAGGAGCGCCCTAAAGGGCTAGGCAAACCAAAGAAGCTAAGTTCTGCCAAGAAAGCCTCAGCTAAAGCTGCAGCGAAGAAAGCAGGGCGACCTTACCCGAATCTCGTTGATAACATGCGGGCAGCTAAGAGTAAAAAATGACCACTTCAGGCACAGCGACTTGGACTCCTGATTTTGCCGAAATTATCGAAGAAGCCTTTGAGAGAGTCGGGGTTGAGGTACGCACGGGTTATCAGTTCAAAACGGCGAGGCGCAGCCTCAATTTGCTGTTTCAAGAATGGGCTTCGCGTGGTCTAAACCTATGGACAATCGAACAGGGTTCTTTGAATTTGAGCGTGGGCGTAAGCAATTACCCTCTCCCTGCAGACACCATAGACCTGATTGAAACCGTTGTACGGCAGAATGATGGCAATCCCACCACGCAAGTAGACCTGCAGATAGCTAGAATCAGTGTCTCTACTTATGCCACAATCCCCAACAAATTGGCTACAGGCAGACCCATTCAGATTTTTGTAGACCGCCAAACGGATGCACCGATAGCGAGAATCTGGCCTGCCCCCAATGTAGACGGGTACAAGCTGGTGTATTGGAAACTCCGTAGAATGGACGATACCGGTTCCGCAGGTACGAATACCGCCGATATGCCGTTCAGATTTGTTCCCGCTTTGATCGCGGGACTGTCTTACTATCTCTCTATCAAGACTCCTGAAGCCGAAGGCCGAATCCCGATGCTGAAGCAAATATACGACGAAGCCTTCCAGTTAGCCGCTGATGAAGATAGGCAGAGAGCGTCGGTAAGATTTGTTCCCGCTATCAGCTACGTAGGTGGCGGAGGCTGGTAATGGCTCAGCGTTTTGCCAGTGAGAAAAAGGCGTTTGGCTTCTGTGATCGTTGCGCCTTTCGCTACCCACTGAAAAAGCTCAAGCAGTATGTGGTTCTCGGTAAAATCATAAACCAGCGCGTGTGCCCAGAATGTTGGGAACCGGATAACATTAGGAATTGGGTAGGCATTATAGGCGCACAGAAGGTAGCTAACGATCCGCAGGCACTGCGTAATCCAAGACCTGACACCAATTTGAATGCTTCCAGAGGGTTATTTGCATGGAACCCTATCGCTTCACAACAGGCCGATTTTACGCTTAACAGCGTTTTTGTTACAATTAGCTAGAGGTTACAGATGAAGTACGATGACGTTTCTCAGGATAAGAAAATGATTAAGAAGGCTATGGGCATGCACGATGACCAATTGCATGAAGGCAAAAAGACACGCCTAAAGGGTCTCAAGAAAGGTGGAGTCACCTCTGCTGAAATGAAAAAGATGGGCCGGAATAGGGCTCGTGCCAAGAACCAAAAGAGTAAGTAATCATGAGTACACGTAAAACGGGCGGTACCGCCGAAAAAGTCCCGACTCCAAACACCGCTGGCTACCCAAATGAGAAGCCCAACACTCAGACCGTAAAAGTACGCGGCACGGGTGCAGCCGTCAAAGGCGATAAGTCTTCTACCAAGCTGGGTTAAAAAGTTAAGGGATATTTGACATGAGCCTGACGTACCAGCAGCTTTACGATGCCATTCAGCAATATAGTGAAGTTGACGAGCCCACGTTCAACGCAAACATCCCTAACTTTGTAAAGAATACAGAGCTACTGGTCAACAACACCGTTCAACTCCCAGCATTCAGACGTAATGTTACGGGCGAAGCCACTCAGTTGTTTCAGTACCTCAACATGCCATCAGACTTTTTGTCTGTGTTTTCAATGGCAACCATTGACGCTAGCGGTAACTACACTTACCTCCTGCAGAAAGATGTGAACTACATCCGTGAAGCCTACCCGTTTCCAACGGCTATCGGTGAGCCAAAATACTACGGTCTGTTTAGTTCTACTGCGTTTATTCTAGGCCCGACTCCAGACGTGAATTACACGATGGAGCTTCATTACTACGCGGCTCCGCAGTCTATTGTTGACGCAGGGACTAGCTGGTTGGGCCAGAACTACCCCTCTGTGCTGCTCTGGGGCTCCTTGGTCGAAGCCTCTGTCTTTCTGAAAGGCGAAGCGGATATGACGCAGAACTACCAGAACAAGTATAATGAAGCGATGATGTTGCTCAAGCAGCTTGGAGATGGTAAGAACCGCGAAGACAATTTCAGAACAACCCAAGTTAGAGATCAAGTCGTATGAACGAAGAAAACGAAGCGAACCAGAATATAGAATTTACCCTCAATAGTGTCGCTGTAATGGCAGATCACTTTGAGCCCGACGCAGAATTTGAAATTTCCGAAGAGGTATAAATCATGGCGATCACCCAAGCCTTAGCATCAGCGTTCAAAAGTGAGGTTCTACAAGGCATTCATAACTTCGCCGCTGCGGGTGGCGATACCTTCAAACTTGCTCTTTACACTTCGGCAGCTAACCTAGACTCCACGACTACGGTTTATACGACTTCTGGGGAATCTTCAGGACCGGGGTATACGGCGGGTGGGCAGACGCTGACTAATGTAGGTGTGAGTCTCTCGGGCACCACCGCATTTCTGGATTTTGATGACGTGACATGGACCTCTGCTTCTATCTCTGCGGCGGGCGCTCTGATTTACAATTCTACTGATTCCAATAAGGCAGTAGCGATTCTGAGCTTCGGAGGGACGTACACCTCTACTAACGGCAATTTCCAAGTGACTTTCCCTGCTAACACTAGCAGCACCGCAATCATTATCCTGAATTAAGGGAGCAGCACCGTGCCTAAGATGCAAAATCGGGTCCAAGAGACCACTACTACTGGCGGTACCGGCACGATTACTTTGGCTGGTGCTGTTACTGGATACATTACATTTGCTGCGGGATTCACTACGGGCGATGTGCTCTTTTACACTATAGATAACGGCATTGGCGAGTGGGAAATTGGCATAGGTACCCTTGTTACTACAGGTACACTATCTCGTACTACGGTCATCGCCTCGTCTAATAGCGGTGCGCTAGTCAACTTTTCTTCTGGTACTAAACGAGTATTTTGCTCCGCGCCCACGCGCTCACTGGTCCCCGACCAAGACAGCAAAAGCGGCTACGTCCTCACTACAGACGGCACGAACCCAAGCTGGACTCAGACGCTAAACAGCGTCAACATCGGCAACACAACCGCAGGCACAGGCGCATTCACTACGCTCTCAGCCTCCTCTACCGTCTCTGGTACTGGCTTTAGTAACTATCTCGCTTCACCTCCCGCTATCGGCGGCTCATCCCCTGCGGCGGGTGCATTCACCACGCTTTCATCTTCCAGCACGACGACTGTCGGCACTAACCTTGTTTTCTCAGGCACAGGCAACCGCATCACGGGCGACTTTAGTAATGCGACGATTGCTAATAGGGTGATGTTTCAGTCGAGTGCATCTAACACTCAAACTGTGCTCGGAGTTATCCCAAATGGGACTAGTACATCATCTGCACTTAGTTTAGAAGGAGATAGCGCTGCTGCAAACGGCACAACTCTTCAACTTGTAAATAATATTGGTGGCGCAGGAACGGATTCAAGGATCGTTGCAGGTATTCGCGGCACCGGCACCTATCTCCCCCTAACAATCTACACAGGAGGCAGTGAGCGGGTCAGGATTAGTACGGCAGGCGTAGTCACCATAGGCAGCGCCATCAGCCTCGACCCCACGACAGCGAACTCGTTGGTAGTAAATAGTAGCGGGAATGTCGGGATCGGGACGAGTTCGCCGGGGGCTAGACTTAGCGTACAAAAAAACCAAGACGCATTGACTTATTTTGATATTAGCAACGAAACAAATGGATCAAGCGCGGGTGTTATTCAACGATTTATAACTTACCTTTCGTCAGGGACAGGGACCACATCAGCAGATATTGTTAAGTACAAAACAGGACCGTGGTATTTTGCTAATAACGATGGCCCGATACAAATGCGGGCAAAAACCAATGGCGTTGAATTACTATCTGGCGCAGTAGTATGGACTACGCTTTCTGATGAGACTGAAAAAAGTATCATCGAACCTATTGAAAGTGCAGTAAGTAAGGTTGACACATTACGCTCAGTTATAGGTAGGTATAACACGGACAGCCCCGATGTGCGCCGACCGTTCCTGATCGCACAAGATGTTGAGAAAGTCCTTCCTGAAGCAACCCCAAGAATGACAGATGGAAAACTTGGATTGGACTATTCTGGAACCATTCCGCTGTTAGTAGCGGCAATTAAAGAACTCCACGCCGAAATCGAATCACTCAAACAGAGGATTAACTAATGGCCGAT